TCAATGTACAATTCTTCACTAATTACAAGATTAGTTGGTTGAGGTATTGGGTCACTTGGGTCAGGTAAGCTACTTGTGGATTTAGCTGAAAATGCTATATCCTGTTCAATATACCCATACTTGGCCTCGTGGTACTTAAGTGCGGACACTTCTACAATGTTAGGCTCCACCTCTCGCGTCATTAGTACTCTGAAGTCCTGTGCTTCGACTGTGCCTATCTCTTCCAGAATCCACATGATGGAAGGGGAGGGTGTGTTCTCAAAAGCAGAGGTAACCGTTATTTCATCCACCTTTTCCGTAGTACTAATAGTGCCTACGTTCTTCGTCTCTACCCATACATAAGGTTTCCACTCATTATCTATATCAGCATTTATACAGGTCTCTTGTGTTGTTTCGGCTTGCTTAACTCCAGACTGTATACACGCTTCTTCAGTATTAATTAAAGACATAGTATAAGTATTGCCCGCTGTAACCGAAGTTTGGTTATCCAGCTTAATATTAGTAGTTGTACTACCCGCGGATACTCTACCCCCGTACCTGACCCCTGCCTTGGAAGAATCTGCTATCTTAATGAGATCTCCTGGTCTAATTGCAGCACCTTCCATACCAGTGGAGAATGTCACCGCCTCCGTCTCGTATCTCTCGGTGTATAATATCCATTTACCTACACGTCTAGCCTGCCCTTGGGAAGTACACCCTACAGCAACTACATCCGTAGAAAATATCTGGTTATTAGCGTTTACAATACCTTGTGCGTCCTCTACATATTCTACATTCTGTCTGTATAACGCTTCTGGGTTATTCCAAGTAACGTGGGCTACATTGTGTCTCTGTTTTCTAGAAGTGCCTTCATAAGTGAACTGTCCTCCTATTACATTAGCGTCAGTGAAGTTCATGACAGGGTCTTTAGGGGCATCCTGTACCGCACTTATCTGCCCTTGCTGCCAGTATATCATACCTCTAAATACTGCTGCTATGTCGTTTAATACTTTAAAAGCCTCTTCCCTATTCTGTAAGTATAAGTTACACGCAAATCTAGCCTCTTTATTTCCCCAACCGTCATCAACCCCTAAGAAGTTTCCGCTGCTGTCTACTGCATCACAGTACTTTGCTATCTCGTATAATGACCACTTATCCATTTGACTAGCGGATAACCACTTACCCAGCCCATACCTGTCATCTGTACATAGATCGTATAATATCCAAGCAGGGTTACAAGTCCATGAAGTAGTAAATGTCCCATCCCAGGAACCGCTGTATAAGGTAGCTCCAACAGCTGTGCCCGTCCAAGTACCCCCTGCTTGTGTACACCTATCCTTGCGCTTATATCCTGCTAAAGAGCAATGGCCTTGGTCGTAAGCTGTATAATTACTAGGTACTTTTATTTTTACCCCTTTCATTTCGTAACCTCTACTCGGTATACTAGTGAACTGTTTAGCATCCATTTGTATAGCAATTAATGCGCTATTAGGGTACCTTAATTTGTTATCTATTACCTTAGTATAAGAACCAAAGAATATATCATTACTTAATTTAGTAGAGGTAGAGTCTGCAGTTATTCTCTCAACCTTAACAGCAATTTGTGTAAACCCTGAGGTTTTCCAGGCGCTAGGAATATCTAACCTGAAGGCCTTCTCGTACTTAGAGGTAGTTTTACCCTCAAAAGTAGCACTTTTCATTAGTGTCCAAGAACCATTGTTATCCTTTTCTAAATATATCTTAAAAGATACTTCAGAACCGTGAAGGTCTCCCTTATCACTAGTTCCGTCTACTAAAGAAGGGGTGTACACTACTACACGTACTGCGTCTACAGTAGTGGAGCTGAAAGATTGTACTATGGCTCCTGGAGAGGCTATCTTAACCTGTACTCCTACAGATACTTCTGCCTCAGACCCCGCAAACCCAGGTATATATGCTTGGGAATTGGTACCCTCTCTGCTATAATAGGATACATTATCAAAGTTATAGTTACCTACAGAGTCCTTTAAGGGGGTATCATTTAAGTATATTGATTTCTCTGCATCTAGTAGACCTACGACTTCCCCTTCGGAAACTAAATCTACTGTCCTAGCTTTAGAACTAGAGAATAAAGAATCGTCGTCCTCTTTAGGGGCACCCCCTCCTCCGCCTTTTCCTCCGCCTCCATAGCCCTGTGTTACGTTATATGTACTCATGGTGTATAATCCTCGGGGGTGACTCCAGCGCTAATAACCGCGCCTCCTATCATTAGTTGTCCATATAGTACAGGTATTGCGACCCCTTGTCTAGTTGTATTCGCGGCTCCATTAAAAGAATAGTTTTGGGCCTTCTTTGCCTCTATAGGAGGTTCTGGAGTACTAGACAACATAGAGGAAATGCCTCCTAATACTAACATTGCTCCAAACTTGGCGGCCATTAAAGACATGCCAGATAGATTCGCCATACCGATACCGAATTGAGTACCCATACTTATAGTACCCATAGTCGTAGCTGCTGCTGCACCCCCCGCTGCTGCACTCCCAGCTGTACCCGCAGCTGTAGCAGCCGCTTGGGCAGTTGCAATAGTAGATGCGCCCGCAGTCATTACTGCCACATAAATCATAATAGCTCCGACGATAACAGTAGCTAGCTTGGACTTAGCTCCTCCAATAACTGGTACAATTTTAATATCTTGCTTACCTGTAGGATTGGACATTTCACTCAGTACGTTATCTAGCTCTTTTTTACCTACTAGTACTTTATACCCTATACCTCTGTCTGCAGATGCCGCCATAAATCCTCGGAATCCCGGGTTATTCGCACACAGGGCTCTTATAGCCTCTGCAGGCGAATTAATATCTAAAGTCCAGCTCTTTCCGTACTTGTCTGCTAGTTCTCCATATAGTGTTACGTTTTTTAACATAGTGATTTGTGCCTTAAATGATGCGTGGTATGCTTTCTCCAATATCCTCCATAAAGTTCTCTATTGGATAATCTACCGTGTACGTGATGTAAAATTCTATCGTTCCCGATGAAAACTGCCGCATGGTTTGGTACAGGGGAAACTAATTTTATAAGAAATATATCATATTTTCTTATATCATCTTCCTCTTTTATCTGTATAAACCCTTGCTCCTTATAATTTTCTAAGTATCTATTCTCTCCTTTATCCCACCAGCCATCTTGACCGCTGCGACACTCAAAATCTATATTTAATTCTTTTTTGTAATAATCTCTAAGTAATGTACAACAGTCTAAAACTCCGTAACTGAACTGCCTTCCTAATATAGGGGCTTCGTACCCTATTGGTTCCCAGCTAAACAACCTATCTCCTGGCCAGCTAAGTATGTGCCAAGGTTTATTTGTGCTCTCACAGGACACTTTATCCGCTTCTGAGGGTTCGCACCCCTCATTAGGGTGAGAGTGGCATATACCTATAATACCCCCTAAGTCCTCCGCATCTACGTAACTTACTGGGTCAATTATAAAATGCTCTTCTGGAGTTTCGGCTATATTATTAGCAGGGAAATATCTTTCCTTTTTACCCACCCCAATAACAAACCCGCAAGCTTCTTTAGGGTACTCCTTCTCGGTGTGTAGTCTAAAATCTTTTAAAGTGGCTTCATTCATCCTACGTTTAATCCCGCTCCTGGGAAGCCTCCGAAAGGGCTTTCCACAGATTCTGGGAATCGTAGCTCGCAAGCTGTAAAAGTTTTAGCACATACATCATCTGATGAAGATACTACAGTATTATTGTCTATGTCCCAGTAAGTACCCCCAGAGTACCCACACTCTACTCCCTTATACGCCCAAGGGCACGAGTTAGCAACAACAGTTCTAGAAGGTAGCTGTACCCCATAAATATCGTGTGCTGCAGTTAGCTCAAATTCTATATGAGTGCGAGTTTCCACAGATTTTCTATCTATATACCATATCTCATCTGCAAAGTGCGCAGTATCATCTGCTAGTGCGGATACGTACCATATACCGGGCCCTGTTGCCGCTTCACAAGTAGTCTGATTATACACTGTCCAAGTGCCTGCAGAACCATTTTTAGTAGCGTCTGCACAGTCCGTCTTGCTGAGGCTAGCATCACTACCAGACTCCCCTGTACATACTCCAGCTACCGGGTACCCATCTGTGTAACAGTAGGAGTCTAAATACTTTGCGAATGTCTTCTTCCTGGTTACTTTACCCCCTACTAAGTCATCATAGTTTGATATCACAGACGATAGAGTGCCAGTTATATTAGCAACTGTAAGGGAGGGCCTAGGGATTGCTCCTTTACCTGAAAACTCGAAACCTTCTGCCTCAATAGGGAATGCAGAGTATTTATTTCCCTGCCATACGATTTCTTGGTAGTTTTCATTGTGCCCGGAGTGCCACCTGAATATAGGTTCAGTAGAAGGGGCGGACCCTGTAGACATATCTAATTCGAACAATTCAATTATTGCTCCAGGCTCTAGCCCGTGAATATCTACGGTAATTTTATCAGACATTATATCTCCTATGGTTCAAATACTTTAGTAAAAGTTGCTGTTATAGTTCTAATCCCAGACAGTGTCTCTTGGGCAGACCACTTATCACATACGTACTTTTTATAAGGGTATATAGTGTAAATCTCTGCACTAGACAATACATCTGCAGCTAAGGATAGTTGAGTAGCGCTGTCTACTGCGGTAACTGTGGTAGTAGTGCCTCCAGAATCAGTAACAGTAGTATTAAGGTACCTAGCAGTAAAGTACTGAGTAGTATCAATCAACTTCTTAGTAGCGGCACTAGTAGTAGTACTAGCAATATCATACCCTGTTGGGTACCAATCAAATGCAGTTACTCCACCCTGATCCTCTAAGAACTTGACTATCTTATTAGCTTCAGCAGAGGTACGATTCTTCCAAGTTAAGTTCCACTTTTCTGGCAGGTTATTAATGCCGTCTGCAACCCTTTGCTCGTATCCATCCCCGTAGTTAGCTCTAAGTACCCTAGGGGACTGGTCTGCTTTTAGCCCCCTGTCTGGGGTAATATTTACTTCTGTATTAAAATTTGCCATATTTAGTAACTACTTAGTAGCCCTCCAGGTCTCTTCTGTTCCACTAACTCTGACTGTACCGCTTGAGTTACCATGTAACCCAGTTGTTTGGCCTGTTCAGGGCCTATACCAGGTTGCTGTGCATCTGACTTAGCATTGCCATCACTATCGATGGTTACGTTAACTGTAATATTGTTATTGGTTTCTCCGCCCCCGCCCCCAATTACCGGAATGGACTTACCATCCGGTAAAGGAACTACGGCTTCATTATACTTGCCTTCGCCAACTAAGCCCACTGTAGGTTTGTTGACAACTCCTCCGCTTGCGAACGCTCTAAAACCTCCTTTAGCGATTCCACCATTAGCGAAGAATAAGCTCATCCAATCGTAATCCATTACTGCGTCTACGGCCTTATTGGTAGCACTTGTCATCAAAGAACTAGCAAAGCTGCCTGCCAAGTTACGAGTGTTTACTTCGCCAGAAGTTATTAGCTGCCTGACTCCCTCCTCTGCAGTACTTTTGGCTGTACCTGCTATATTTAAGTCTAAATTCTTAGACTCTACTTCTCTAGGAATTGTTTTATTCTTCACTTTTTCAGAAGTTTTTTCCGCTAACTCATCTGTATTAGTTATTGAAACGGAGGCACCTTCATTCATCATTTTACTATTTACGGAATCTATTAGTTCCTTATCAGGAGTACTGTCCGAAAATATATTAGAGAAGAACTCGTATATTGAAGAAGACTGCCAAAGGCTCTCCCGCTTCTGCCAGTTTAAAGCGTCAGAAGCATCTTGTATCTCTTTCATTTTAGCTGCAGTAAGGCCCTCTTTCATATCGTCTGCAGCAGTATGTTTAAATACTCCAGCATTCATTGCCTGATCTACTGAAAAGCCAGTGTAACCTGCAATATTAGCAGTATTATCATCTTTGCTCTTATCCTTCCAATCAGACCCTAGAGACCCTAATCCGGTTAATGTAGGCCCCCAAGGTGAACTAGCTAAGGCTCTTGAAGTAGAGTAGTGGTCTACTAAGTCTCCATCGACTTCAGTGCCTGGGTAATACTGTTTCAAATACTCTAGTACCTCTGCGGCTACCCCCTTCTTTCCTACCTGGTCTACCGAGTACTGTATAGGGTTAATGCCAACTGAACTAGAAGCCGCATCGAACTTCTTGTCTAATTCAAGTGACGCTTTTTCTTTATTTGTTAAAGGTGTTTCCGAATTTGATGCACCTGCCCCAAAAGTTAACCCTAATCCCGATAACCATTTAGATAACCCTCCTGACCCTTTCCAAGAGAAAGGCCCCGCCTCCTTATTCCATACATTAGTACCAGTCTTGCCTTGATTAACTTTATCAAGCATCTTCCCTCTCTCCCAGTCCCTCTGTTGCATAGCTTTAGAACCAATAGTATTAGTTGTTTCCATCCTATATATTTTTTCTTGTAGGTCATTTATTCTATCCTTGCGGGCCTTATCCTTCATCATAGCATCTAATCTCTGCCCCTTTGTCACAGGAATAGGAGCAAACTTCTTATCATCCAACGCAGACTTATTATCTCTATTACGTATCCATAGTCCTTTACTTGAGGGCGAGCCATGAATATTAGTATTGACCCTTCCTCCCCCAAAGCTACCCATGCCAAACCCTAGAGGGCTACCTGGATAAGAACGATTAACAGCGCTGCTGGCAGCTATATACTCCTCTTTTGTCATAGGTCTATTACTAGATAATATAGCAGAAATACTTTTTAGCTGCTCTTCCGAGTATATATCATGTACCCACCCAGACCCCTTTCTACTTAAAGACTCCATGCCATCTAGTGCAGCGCCTGTTAATTCGCTGCCTACTAAAGGGTCTATATTATTCTTATTAAAGAAGCCCTCCATTGATTTATCAATGCTTGCCCCAATATCAAACTCAGAAAAGTTTTGTACGTTTACTAAGAAGGCACTCCCCTGGAAAGCACTGCTTAAATCTGTGGAGGCTTGCTCTAAAGAGGCTCCATCGAACCCTTTAATTTTAAACGCTTCTCCGTCTATAGCACTACTAAGTGCATTCATACCTTTTGTCATCGCAGCGCCATCATAACCGCTTACAACAACTCTAAATTCATCCTTACCGGGTACTACGGTTCCTTCAGAATCTGTAGTATCTCTACCCTTTTGGAAAGCCTTTTCTAGATTGAGAGTAGCTACCTTAAAGCTAGGCATAACTTCTACCAACCCAGTTATAAGTGTAGCTACTTTGTCACTTAGATTAGTTGTTTTATCTATACTTTCCGTTATACTTTGTAAAATCCCAGAACCCTTTAAAAGACTATCAGGGGCGTTACCACTACTATTACCTAGACCTTTATAATTTCTGAAAGCATTTACGAACTCTACAATATTCTTATTTACCCCTACATAGAAATCCTGTCCCCCTTCACTTAGCCCTTCAGACTTAGGTAACTCTTTAAGGAACGATGTTATAGCCTTATTAGTAAGGCCTATATTATTCTTCGTATACGCTAATAATGCCGCAGCATCTAACCCCGCAGGGGTCTTCTGAAGTTCTTTTAATGCCTGGAATAGGATATCCCTACTTACAAATGCATCTCCTCCTTGATTAGCGCCATTTGACAGGTCTCTAGGATTGAAGGGCACATCTTTCTTAGCAACAGCCTTAACTGCCAGGGAAGTCTCTTTTAATACTGGAACTGTCGATTTGATGAAGTCGGACTTAAAATCTTTAGAACTACCTAATGCTGCAGTTTCCCCAGCATTAGCAGCAACATAAGTACCCGCAATAGGCTTAGACTGTGCTTTTAGTGTAGAATGCTGATCCCTTAACTCCTTTAAAGTAGCCTCTAGTATTGATACCTGAGTTTGAGGGAATATAACATTTAAAGCAGGGTCACTCGCCCCAAACCATTTAGCCATGTTATGTAATAGACCCGCGCTATCTTCACCGAAGAAACTTTTCCCTTTACCACCAAAAATAGCACTAGTTGCTATACCAGATACTATTGTAGCCCCACTTCTAGCCAGTCCTTCTTGTAGCGCTATTTCCCAGTCTGTTCCAGGGTCTCTATCCATTAATTCGTCAGTTAGTACAGTAGTTAGAGCTGCTCCAAAAGTATCCGCCGTCTCCGCCATACTAGTAGCTAGCCAGCTTATCTCCTGGGTCAACGTTGCCTTTTCTAATGCGTTC